ATACACCAAAGAAGACCTATTAGAAGCAGTTCCAAATGCTCGCACCGTGCCACAAATATTTCTTGGCGAAGAGCTAGTGGGAGGCTTCAATGAGCTTAGACAACGCCTCGCTTGACAGTATCACCATTGACTGGTTCAAAGAAAAAATACCAGACTTTGAAAACAATAAATTTTTCACTGCTGATTGGTTTTCAAACGGCTTGATAAATTTTGAGTATGTCAAACAGCAGATGGGCGCACTACCGCAGTCGATATTGGAAATCGGATGCCACGAAGGGCGCAGTACATGTTGGATGTTGGAAAATTTTCTAGCTGACAACGGAACCATTACTTGCATAGATCCCTTTGCTCATGACCCACTAAGTGCGTTCAGAAACGAACGTCCACCTGAAAATAGAATCATTGAGCAAATATTTAGACACAACACTGATTTAGCCAAAGGTCCAGATCAGACAATTCAACTGATGCCAACCTTGAGTTTCTACGCTCTAGCTGATCTGATCACTAAAAATGCGCAATTTGATTTCATCTATGTTGATGGCAGTCACAGTGCAGATGAAGTACTGGCAGATGCTGTGATGGCGTTTGGATTGTTGAAAAAGAACGGGTACATGATTTTTGACGACTACCTTTGGAAAGAGGCAGCCGACTCATTGGATCGTCCCAAAATGTCTATTGATGCTTTTGTAAACATGTTTCAAAAGCACATAGACGTTAAAATGATTAACTATCAACTTGTTATACAGAAAGTTTAAAATGCAATTAATCGCAACACCCGGTCAAGTTTACACCTTTAAGTTGAACTCAGGAGAAGAACTCATTGCCAAGGTCAAAATGGCCGGCAGCGAGTGGGTCGAGATCGAGCATCCTGTGAGCGTGGCCCCGGGCCCACAGGGCATGGGCCTGGTACCCAGTATGTTTACCGCAGATCCTGACGCAGAAATCAAGCTAAATACAGCCAGCGTGGCAGTTTATGCATTGACTGACGATCCTGTCAAAATGAAATACATTGAAGCCACCACTGGTATCAAGGTGCCAGAGAAGAAACTAATACTAGGATAAAATGCCAGCAGTTCAACGTGACGGGGATTTAGATAACGGAGGGGGCATAGCTCAAGGTGGTGTCGGCACGGTTCGTGTGAACGGTAAAGCAATAATGGTTGCTGGCCAGCCTGTAACAGCGCATCCTAAGAAACACAGTGGCCAAACCACAGGCGGTAGCTCTACAGTCAAAGCTGGTGGTCTTCCGGTTATCAGAACCAACGATGTTGATAGCTGTGGACACATTCGTGTGGGCGGTAGTCCTGATGTGAGGGCTGGTTAATGGCTCAAAGCATTGTGTCACCGTTGCAGCTAACCGCGACTGCATCCTTGTTACAAAATCAAGGAATCAAGCCGTTTCCATCCGCTCTGGCCACAGCTATCCAAAACTTCAATGCCACCACAGTGATCAGTAATTTTATTGCTGCGGTAAATGCGTACAAGGCTCAATCATATGCCACAGAATCCACGTTGGATCTTTTGCTACGTATTGGTGCCACTGTGTGCCCGGCTCTGGGAAACAGTATTCCTGAGAATCCTGTTGGAAGTTACCCGTATCTTGACAGTGAGTACCTGATCAATTATCTAGGTGCCACAGACGGATCCACGCTTGACCCATCGGGATTTTCCAATCTTGTAGAACAAACCTGCGCAGCTTATCTTGGCAATGGGGATGCCAGTAAATTTTGCCAAGGGTTTATGTCAGTGCAAGGCTATATTGCCACCACCAATCAGTATATCAATAGTGGTGTCAATGCCAATCAGTATCTAGGTCCGCTGTTTACCGACATGGATGACATTGTGACCGGCGGTATTTCTAAAGTCACAACCGACTTACCTAATTTTGGTGTAGACTTGTTCAAGCAGGGAAATTTGTGGAACCCCAACAAATTGGACCTATATGGCACACCGGCGGGATTGATACAACAAATTTCAGCCTTGGCCGGAATTCGAGGTCGAACTGTGCCTGCATTACAGAATGCCATGATCAGCATGGGTCTCACAGCCAACAACATAGCTGACTTGACGAACGACAATCGTGTGGGTTTGAACCGACCCAACGGACTCACGCAGAATGAATTTGACAAACTGCAACTCATGGCCTACAAAGCAATTAGCATGATCTCGGGTGATGACCTGCAACAGATCTTGGACATCTTGGGAGTTACTACCCCGGGAGTAGACAGCCTTGATGATTTGCTGAATCCGGTAATCATGTTCCCATTGAGCTATTCATCCTTGCAGACACCTAGCCCCAATGGTCCTGTACTGATTTTTAATTCAACTGGTGCAGTGAATTCCAGCATCGCCCCCATAGTCAACAGTTACTTGCCCACAGCGTCTGGCTGTGACGAGCTAGGCAAAGTGATTCCGCCTGCACAGGCTGTGGCCAACAAAGCCATACAGGTGGCTCTGCAACAAGTCAACAACGTGCCCAATATCGTGTTGCCAAAGTTGGCTGAAATTGTGATAGGTGGGTTAGATAATCCTTGGACAATAACACAGCCCTATTTGGCCAACACAGTGGTGAGCTTGGGTATACCGGTGGCCAGTTATTATAGAGCTGTTGCTGACGTTCCTGCTGGGATAGATATCAACAATACCGCCTACTGGGAACCGACCACCCTGGGTGGTCTTAGTACCATGGCCGGGTTGCCACTGATACAAGCGCAAACCACTCCGGTAGATAGTTCAGTCACAAATTATATCGCAAACACCTTGGCCACCGGCACCGGTCCCAACGGTACAATCACCACATATGATGTGCTGGGTCTGGCACTCGATGCAGATGACTTTGCTGCACAATTGAACACCGCCACCGCAGCCGTCAATGCTTTGCAAACCGCGGGCAGTTTGGCCACTCTAAACACTGCCTACAACAACATTGCTACTGCGCCCAATGATGCCAATGCATTGGTGCACATTGGTCAAGCCAATGCAGCCATTGCTGCACTCAGTGCCAGTCCCTACGTGACCACACTCAACACAGCTTGGAATTACATGGCCAATCTTATGAACCTGAGTGCCAAGTACACCAGTGAAGCCGGTGTAGACTACTTCAATTTGCAAGCTGGTATAATAACCAATGTGTACAGTTTTGTTCAGAACTTGCCGCGTTATGGTTTGCTCACGGCCTTGGACGATGCTGCTGAGTTCATGGAAAACATTGCCGATACCACTACCCTGGGAGGCCAGGCCATTGTTGCCGTTATGCGGGAAGGTCGCAATGATTCAAGATTGGCTGCTGGCAGCTTGTACAACACCAACCAAATACCCAGCGATCCAGAAGTTACGCCAGTCCCGGTGATTGTGCCGGTGACTTGATCAAAAACACAACAAAAGTAGTCGTTTTGTGTTGACCTAGCACAAACACACATATATAATACAGAATGACATCTTGTCATTCAACTTTTAAAAGGAATATATAATGAAAAAATTTGCAATTGCAACCGTGATCGCTCTTGCCGCTGGCGCAGCTTCTGCTCTGGAAGTTGGTGTTACAACTGGCCGCGATTATGCTGGAACTGGTCGCAACGCCACTGGTTTAACTGTTGGTCAAAACTTGGGCCCTGTTAATGTCACCGCTGGTTTTGATCGCGCCACCCTGGGTACCAACGACCAAGATCGTTACAGCCTGGTTGCTGGTTACAATGTTGCCAAACTGGGTCCTGTGACTGTTGCAGTCAAAGGCGGTGCTGCTTATCTCAACAATCAAACTGGTAACGATGGTTACGCTGCCTTGGTTGGTGTGGGTGCCAGTGTCCCCGTTGCCAAGAAAGTTGCCTTGACCCTAGATGCTACTCGCCAGTACGGTCAAAGCAGTGTGAGCAGCTTCGACGGCAATCGTGTCACTGCCGGCGTCAAGTTCAGCTTCTAAAAAGTAATACTCGATCAAGTATTAAAAACCCTGCTCGAGGCAGGGTTTTTTAATGTAATTTAATATTATGTTTTAGACTGATGGTGGTGCACCCGGGCTCACAGTTACATTTTCGATAAATTGATCTCCAGACGATAGTTGCCACCACCACATACCGTTTAAATCAGTGTGATCTATTTCCTGGGAATCTACCAACGTTCCGTTGATGTAAGTATTTCCAAACGGTTCCCATGGAAAAGTAACATAATTATTGGGCCCAGAGGAGACATAAGTGTTGGCCGTATTTCCCGGTAACCAACTATAATTTGCCTTTAAATCAGCAACCAATAATTGTGCTGTACCGTTGCTCACTGTGATCTCAATTACTTGTGGACCCGAAAACTGAATATCAGCAGTCCAGGAAAAAAGTTCATTGGTAACAGAATAATTAATAGCAGGCAATTGAGGCATTGGCTCGTTTAATGTAACAACAGGTCCTTGATAAACAACAACATTGTCTACTTTTGCTGTTATTTCTAAATCTTGAGTGCCGTATGCAACACCCATTTGCTTAAATGTTCTTGTGGTCATGAATAATCTCCATCTCTGTTATTTATATTAGATTCTCCATTGCCAATGCTGTAAAATCTGCACACCAAAACTGTAATACTCAAGTATTACAATTGAGATCCCCGCAAGGGGCTCTTCTTTTGGTTGACCAAAAATTGCCATTTTGCTATAATATTGACATAGCGTAACAAAACAGGAGCCCAACATGGCATACATGAGTCAAGAGCACAAAGCACGTCTGGCCCCCACTATCAAGGCCATCTGCAAACGGTATGGCATCAAGGCCACGCTCAGTGTTCGCAATCACAGCAGCCTGGTGTTGACTGTGAAACAAGGCAACATTGACTTTGGCGGCAATCATGTTCAAGTCAATCCCTATTGGTATCACGAACACTTCACTGGCCGTGCAAAAGATTTCCTCTCGGAAGTGATCCCTGCTATGAAAGGCCCAGAATTCTTTGACCATTCTGATGCCCAAACTGACTACTTTCATTGCAGTCACTACGTTGACGTCAACATTGGTCGCTGGAATCAACCCTACGCTCTAGTCAAGTAACTTGACCAAAAATTCCCATTTTGCTATAATATTGACATACCGCAACAAACAGGAGCCGCAATGAGCACGATTCAAGACGTCAATTCCTCAATCATGTTTGGTGACTTCACCAACGACCAGCTCAACAGCATCATTGCTGCCATCAAGTATCGGCGAGCACAAATCACCAAACAAAATAAACGCACCTTCCAACTTGGTGACTCTGTAAAGTTTACCAGTAACCGCAACGGCTTGACCTATGTTGGTACCGTGCGCAAAGTCAAAATTAAATTTGTGCTGGTTAACACACCTGGCGGTTTGTTCAACGTGCCTGCCAACATGCTGGAGGCTGTATGACTGTCAAGCCGTTCAAGCAGTGGCTTGAAGACTTGTGGCGTACCAACTGTGACGAGGTCGACGGCTGGGGCCAACCCAGAATGACCATGTCGGAATATTTTCAAAAATACAAATGGTGGCTCAAGCGAGAGTACCAATATCAAAAAGGAGTTAGACGTGGGTCTTGATCAATATGCATACGTGGCAGCTCGCAAAGGCCAAAACTCAGAGTGGTGGGATGGTGCCGAGCTGGATCCCGACACTCGCGACTATCGCAACAACAAAGTTGCCAGGCCGCGTGAGTTGGCCTACTGGCGCAAGCATCCTAATCTGCAGGGCTGGATGGAAAGTTTGTGGAAACGCCGACTTCACGAAGCCAACAAAGGAATTCCCGAAAACGACTGGGGCTCATCTTTCAATGGCATTGAACTTGAACTCACATTTGAAGATCTTGACGAACTAGAACAAGCCGTTCAGGCTCGGCGACTGCCCAAGACATCGGGATTCTTTTTTGGCGAGGACTCAGATCAGTACTATTACAACCAGGATCTTGAGTTTGTCAAGAACGCTCGAGCAGAATTGTTCATGGGACTTAAAGTGTTCTATAACTCTTCATGGTAAGGATTTAAATAATATGAATGAAATCACTTTTGATCCCAGTCGTTGTGAGGCAGTGATGGCCGCAGGTTGGATTCGAGACCTGGAAAGTTCGGACAGTCGCATTCACAAAGAGAAGGTGATTGAAAAAGCTCTCATGGCTGCACGACTGGGCAGCACTGACGCTCAATGTTTTTTGTTCAACTGCTATCAAGCCTATAATCCTTTCTACACATTCAATGTCAAGCAGGTTCCCGAAACTGAAGGTTTGACTGGTCGCAGTAATCCTTGGCCTCGATTCTGGGCACTGCTGGAGGACCTGCGTACTCGCGGCATTTCTGGACACCGTGCTAGAGATGCTATCCAAGAGTGTGCCGATGATTTTGACAGTGAAGAATGGAACAATCTAGCTCGACGTGTGTTGATCAAAGACCTACGTTGCGGCATCAGTGAAAAGACCTTGAACAAAATCCTCAGCAAAACCGAATGGCGAATTCCGGTGTTCACTTGTCAGCTGGCCCAGGACAGCACTGACCAACCCAAAAAGTTGCGTGGCGTCAAGCGCCTGGAGTGCAAGCTGGATGGCGTGCGTGTGCTGGCAGTGGTATCTGGCAACAGTTGCACACTATACAGCCGCAATGGTAAAGAGTTTGAAAACTTCCCGCAGATTTCCGAAGCCATTCTTGACCAGCGCCGAGCATTCCAGTATGGTCGTGGCACCGGCGGGCACTTTGTGCTGGATGGTGAGATTGTGGGCGAGAGCTTTCAAAAGCTCATGCGCCAAGCACATCGCAAGAATGATGCCCAAACTGCAGGCATGGTGTATCATATTTTTGATATTTTGCCCCTGGATGCCTTCAAAGAGGGACACTGGAATGCGCAACAATACAAACGGTTTGAGTGGCTGGAGTCTGCTCGCAGTCAGCTCCTGGAAACTGATTGCTTGCGCATCATGAATGGTTTGGATGTGGATCTGGACACTGCTGAAGGTCATGACATCATGCATCGCTATGCTGAAGATGCTGTGGCTGAAGGGTTTGAAGGCATCATGATCAAGAGCATGGATGCACCCTATGAGTGCAAACGCAGTGACTTTTGGATGAAATGGAAACCCACTATCACTGTGGATTTGACCATTGTGGGTTTTGAGCAAGGCACAGGTCGCAATGCGGGCCGGTTGGGTGCTATAATTTACGAAGGAGTTGACAATGGACGTAATATTCGGGTTAATGTTGGTACTGGTTATAGCGATGGCGATCGTGATGAGTTTTGGGCCGCACGGGATCAGCTACTTGGTGTCATC